GCAGTCTCTACACTTTTTCACCACTCCCCCAATTGTTTTTTTAATTCAGCCAACTCATTGTTTTCATTTTGAAACCCTTCTACCTCTCTTTCGAACATCTCAGAACTTTGTAGGGCCGCCCATTCCGCTGAGCCATAATGAGGTCCTTTGACCTCAGGCTTGTGAGTGTATCCATACGACTCTCTGAAGGCGTATAATACCGCGTCTATAATGTCGGAGTGGAAGTTAGGCTTTAGTTGTATACGCTTGGGGGTTGATTTTAACCAATCAATTTCAACCATATAGCTGTCTTGTGCGAATCTAGAGTCTGACTTGGCTTTGAATTTACCGAGTCTTAGGTCATCGTTCAAAAACTCTACGTTGTCTTGTTTATTAGCTTTGTCTGCTGGCTCTAGAGGGCATCCGAACCTGCGTCTGATCTCCTCGCCGATCTTCTTACCTAATCCGCCCTCGTCCATCACAATCTTGTAGACATCATATTGTTTTTGTAAGGCATCGATCTGACCTACTAAGTCGGTGATACCCTGTTTGGCTGTTATTTGTTCATGCACCAAGTAGGTCTCTCGACTAGTCTCTGACCAGGCTATCACTGCTATCGCATCGGCGTCCTTGAATCCTATATCCACGCCCATGATGTGGTTCCATTTATGCTCTTTAGGTAGAGTGGTGTAGCTGTCAATGTTTTCATTGTACTTTACCCATAATGAGTTGGTATCTAAAACCCACTGATTCAGCCACTCTCGTTTCAACGTAGGCGTGTCTTGCGTCCACTCTTTACGCTTGATTAAGTCGGCTACGAATTCTTTAGGTTTAGGCATATTAGGGTTCTCGAACAGTGTCCACGCATGGTGAGAGAATCCGAACTTTTTGTTGCAGGTGACTTCGAAAAAATATCCTCTAGGGACTGGTCCAGGAGTTCCTGTTATCGCTATCCAACCGTCTTTATAATCGGCTATACTAGGAGTTAATACATCATCTATCAATGATTCTAAATGGTTACCAAAATCCTGACTTTCATCAATAGCTACGGCTGGGTACTTACGGCCTTTAAGACGTTTGATAAAGTTTTTCATATCGGCACCCACTATTACTAATTTAGCGCCATTCTTGTGAAAGATAGTTTTCTTAGACTCTACGAATGTATACCCTAGATGGTACCTTTCGTTAAACTCTTCGAATGCGGGCCACATAGCCCCTTTAGCTGAGTCTAATGTTAGACCCATGTATATACACTGAGACTTCGGGTACTTGTCCATCGCTGTATGGAAACGATAAGCTAAGCCGTTTGTTTTACCGGCTCGACGACTGCATTGGGCTGATATGTATCTTGAAGGGTCGTTGATGAATGCATTTTGTTTAGTGAAGTTGGGGTCTAGCGTGACTGGGGTTGATTTATTCGCCGCCTTGCGATTAATCGCCTCAACCAGCGCCGCTGTTTGGCTTGGCTTCATTCTTCCTCTTATCTAAGATTACTTGTAGTTCCTCATCCGTGAGTCCCTTTAAAAATTCATTCTCTCTATCTTTTAATTCGAAAAGCAGTTTCAAATGATCACGAAGATCTCGAGCAGCGGCGGTATCTAGTTTGCCTTTGCTCGAGGCTGCTGTAAGGTTTCTAATCTCTCTGTCTAAAGCGATCAAGCCGAGTTCGATAAGTCTCTCGATAGACACGTCTGATTCCGGTTTTTCAACCATCTTCTCTGATTCTATCTGTTTATCGAACGCTTTTAGTTTCATTATGAAGCAATCTTAGGAAAGAAGACCACACCTTTACAGTTAGAGTCTGGGATGAAGCACTCTCCTGTTTTACCGGCTTTCGAGGCGATGATATGAACGCCGCCTTCGACCTTGGTCATATCAAGCTGTAGATCGCCTTTAGAGACTAGGGGGTTTGCTAGGTCCGTGACACCTGAAATCTGAAAGGTTTCGTGTATTCGGACTAAGCTAAGCTTGCGGTTGTTGAGTTGGATTTGACTCATTTTTAGCCTCCATAGCTGTTAAATCGTTTCGGGCTTTAAGCTCGTGGTTCAAAGACACCAGAGCGTTGTTGATCTGCTCCTTGTTCTTTGCGTACACAAAGCTCAAGTACTCTGCTGTGGCTAGCTCTGACATGGCTCTGTTATAATCGGCCTTGATCGCCTCCTCGGATCTAGGTACAGAGGGTGCGGGTAGCTTTACTCGTTTGGTTCGTGCGTTAGACATTTAGTCTCCTTTGTTAGGTTAGTTTAAATGGGTTAAAGGTTAGATTAGGGAATTTCTTTTTAGCTATTTCAAGACCTTGTGTCGAGAAGTGGGAGTAAGAGGTTAACATCGACGGTAGTAGCATCTGGAACACACCGAAGCGGTGTCGCCAATCCTTCTTTATGAACACCCAGTGTACTGCTGTGAGGTCTTTCGTCAGCAGGCTGTACCCCAGAACAGTATCCTCGTCATCAGGCAGACACGCTACTCGGATAGCACTTTGAGTAAGTAGGGCTTCAAGTACGTGCTTGTAGTTCGCCATGAACACGTTCTTGTTGATCATACTAAAGTAGTTATTACCGTAGTAAGCGCCCTTCAAGAAGGTGGAGGCTATCAGATTGTGGTCTTCAGGTTTATATCCTCTGATTCTAGTGTTCACTGCTGTCCTCATCGGATTCGGATAAATAAGTAGTTTTCATAATAGTCTCTAATCTGTTAATCACTCGCCAAACCTTTATGTGGGGTATTTTCTCAGCATCTACTTCGCTTAACACTTTCGCTATTTCTCGTACTGAGAGACCATTAGAATGATACTCCCAGATAAGTCGTGATCTCTCGGATTCGAAGGTGTATTTTTGAAGAAATGTCTCACACATCGAGTAGTAAGCCGCTGTAAGATCCCAGACATAATCAGGTTTTTTACAGAATCGGGTTGAATAGGCGGTGAGCTTCTCTTCACTATGTTCTATGTCCTTATAGAGGGGATCTCCTTTAGAGTCTACCCCTTCGGCGGCTTTAGCATACCATTCGTCTTGTAGCTTTTTAAATTTCTTGGTTTGATAGAATTTTGGCATCATACGGCGTGTCTATAGGCGCCGTAACTGCAGCTTGGGATTGTTTAGCCAGTTCTTCGGCTCGAGCGGCTTCTAAGGCAGCTTGTTGTCTGTTCTTGATGTCCAGGAAAACCTGAGATGCGATCTGATTGGCGGCTGATTTGTTAATCAACTGGACGAAATGTTGTTTAGACAGTTTAGTTTTACTTGAATGCTGGATAGCCGACGAGATGACCCATTGAACGGAGTCTCGAATCTTAGTCGGTACGCCTAATTCGATGATGTCGTCTGTAAAGGTCTCGAATTCAGCCATGCCTACTGGCAAGCGTTGAGGGATATAACTGAGTAACAATTTGATAGGTTTAAGTGTCATTTGATCTCCTTATACCTAATATAACATATTCTTATATGAAGTCAACAACTATATTAAAATATCTTCAAGTATTTTTCTAAGTATATATTTTTGAGATTTGAATTCGGAGTTGTTGAATAAGCGTACATGCTTCTCAAGAAACTCACCGCTGCTGTCAAAGAAGAATAGTCTGCTTAACTGTTTATGTTTCATTTAAGTCTCCTCATTAAGTTGTTCCCAGAGTTGGGAGCTTAGTTGGTCACAAACTTTGTAATACAGGGGTTCTTGAAGTTGAGCACAGAGTTTGCCATAGAGTCCCTCACCGAGGGGGACGCTAAATACGTGGAATATACGGATATGTTTATGTCTCATCTAATATCATTTAATTCTTCATCAAGTTGATACCAAATGTTAAATGGCAGCCTGTCTCTAAGTTGACTCCAAAGTTGATTTTGGAGAGTACTATATAGGCGCTTTCTAATTCCGCGACTAAGAAAGGAGGAATGACGGAGCTGGACTCGATTATGTTTCACTTTAAGTCTCCCATATTACTAGCGATTACTGGTTTTGCTTCGAGTTTTACGCCGGGTAATATGACACCGTGTTCCATAGCGTTTTGTAGGACCACGGCCACTGTTTCAGCATCTTCTTGTCTGCATTCTACTATGATCTCATCGTGAACTTGTGAGATTATGTAGCAGTCCTCTATATTTAAGGTCTTTATGTCGTTCACGAACTTGATCATGCTACGGTTACACACCGAGGCGGCTGTTGATTGAATCCTATGGTTAACGGCTAGGTTCAACATACTTCTTGCCTCATAGGGCAAGTCTTTGTGGGCTTGATTACCGAATAGCTGTGTTATCTTCTTAGCAGCAGGTAAACGGCGGGGTCTACCATAGATCGACGTCACTTGGCCATCTCGTTTCACTTGTTCGTGGCTGTCTAGCATCATTTGAGCTACTTTAGGGAACTTCTCAAAATATGCTTCTAAATCTTCTTGAGTATCTTGTTCAGATTTACCAAGTTTTGATTTAAGCTGCCACGCAGACGCTCCGTACACCGAGGCGAGGGCAAACACTTTGATGTCGTCTCTGAGTTTCTTATATTTTATGCCGAATGCTTCTGGAGATCCGTCTTTGTAAGGAGTAGCATCGTATACTTCGAATACTTCTATCCCTATCGTAGCGTAGAAGTCATATCCTGATTCGAACGACTTTAGTAGAGTTGGATCTTGACTGACTGATGCGAATACTCTTACTTCTAGTTGACTAAAATCCGCTCCTACTAGTACTTTACCGGGGCGGGCTATCAGGCACTCTTTGATTCTTTTGTCATCTCTAGGCATGTTTTGAAGGTTAGGGTTGCGCGCTGCGTATCTTCCTGATGTAGTACCGTGTTGTAGGAAGCTACCTTGTAATATTCCATATTCCAATCTAGAATTAATTCCTTCAACGTAGGTATTAAGAAGCTTAGTCTTCTTTTGATACTCTAAAAGAACTTCTATCCACTTATGAGTCTTGGCATGTTTTTCTAGTGCATTTTTATCGCACGAGATATAAGCCCACGGTTCTTTTATCTTACTGCCTTTTTTCTTCTTGGTTCCAGAAGCTTTTGCTATTGTAGCCTCAAGAGAAGAAGCTCGACCTGTGTCATGCATAGTAGTAATATTTCGGATGAATTCACGCTTAGCCGTTATGTTATATGGTATCTTCATCCCTAACTGTCTACATAAAGCTTTGCCTGCATCGGTTAGAGTCGAGAACTCTAGACCTAGCTTACCAAACACCAACCAGCTCATTTGCACGTTTGAGCCAATGTTGAAGCTGTTCTTCTTGTTGGTGCCAGGGTATCTACCTTTAATATGCTGGTCTATCTCCTGATATATAAACGCCTTAGCTTCGAGACACTCTATCTCAAGCTGTCTCTTTAAACTTGATAGTCGTTCTTGATCTACCTTGATACCCACGGTGTTCATCTGATACGTGGCGCCTCGTAACAAAGGCATCGTCTCTTCGAAGAAAAAAGTATCTAGTCCTTGATCGAACATCTCTGAAGTTAAGTCCAGAAATAACTTATATGTTAACAAGGCATCCTTAGCGCCGTACTCTGCCATCAACTGAGTATCGGCTTTGAACATCTCGTATTTGTCTTTCGTCAAAACTCCGCCGTTAGCATAAACACTGTCTTTCATCTTCTGCTGCTCTACCGTTGAGTCTTCTCCATACATGCTGCTAGTCAGCTCTTTCAATCCTACTCTTCGGTTTTCGTTCAAGAGATGAGCTAACAACATAGTGTCTGTGTGTATAGAATCGATTAGATTTACTTTGAAATAACTAGAGATCATAGCACAATCGAACACCGCGTTGTGAGCGACCAGTTTCTTTCCTATCAGAGACTTCATAAATTCAGTACATATGACTAAAGGGATACCTTGACGTTGTACTATCTGAAGCACTGGGTTCCATCCTTTATGTACTACATAGAAGGCTTTATCAGGTTCTGCGCAGATAGAGAATCCCAAGATCTCGGAGGACTTAAGTAGTCCTGTCGTCTCAGTATCGAACGCTATGTAATCGAAGTCTTTCAAATAGGCTTCCAAAGCCTCTAGCTCCGGTAGATCACGAATGATAGTTAGTTGAGGCTGTGTCATTTGTTCCTACTGTTTTGTATTCGGTTAGTTTAGTTTTCTGATCCTGTCCACGTTTCTTTGTGGCTTTCTCTAAAAAGTAGTTAAAACTTGTTGTATCATCTTGAGTCATAACTTTTAATATCTCTGAGCCGGGGTCGAACTTCAAAAAATATGCTACGTCTTCCTGAATAACGTCTACGTTCTGTCTTTTGTGACGAATCTTGCAGAACTTATAAGCTGTAACCGTAGGGCAGCCTGGTTCAGCTTGGCATCTCTTCAACGGCTGCCACAA